TTCTCGCTCCAGTTATATCCCCGACGAGATCACTAAGGTCTATCCCTTCCAATCCTGTTCTTGCTATCCCTGCAGCCTGTTCGGCTCTACCAACATCCCTCTTGAGCAATCGTGTCAGATCAGGACCTAACTCAGCCTCTCTCTGCCCTGCTAGAGTCTCTGCTCCAGTTATACGCTCCAGAAGATCACTAAGGTCTATACCCTCTAACCCCGTTCTTGCTCCTAAAGCAGCTGTTCTCGCTCCAGTTATATCCCCGACGAGATCACTAAGGTCTATCCCTTCCAATCCTGTTCTTGCTATCCCTGCAGCCTGTTCGGCTCTACCAACATCCCTCTTGAGCAATCGTGTCAGATCAGGACCCAATTCTCCTTGTCTGGCAAGAGCAGCCTGTTCAGCACCAGTAACACCACCCATAAGATCCCTTGTTAGATCTGGACTTAATTCGGCTCTTCGCTCTTCTGCTGCTGTCCTCGCTCCACGAAGAGAGGTACGGAGGAGATCCATCAAGCCACCCGGAGCACCGCCGATCTCTTCCAATCCTGTCCCCACAGCTCCCGCCCCCCGCGTAGCGGATTGTAGGGCCCGCACAAGAGCTTGAGGATCAATTTCTCCTACTCCCCTAGTGGCAGCCGTAATGTCATCTTCCAGCGTGTCAGCCAGTCCCGACAAATACTTCATATCGGGAACGGTAATATCCTCCACCTCACCCGTAACATCCGCTATGTTCCTTAAAAGGTCAGCGAAGATCCCCTCTGTAGGGAGTCCTCCGAAGGACCCTCCTGTCAGGCGCTGAGCGTCAGCCCATGCGTTAGCCAGGTTCGTTCCGAATCCCCCTGGGCTATAGGCTCCTGCTATGTCCTCAGGAACATCCCAATCCGTCAGTGCCTGGGTGGTTCCTAAGGCCTCTCCTAGCACATCCCTGGAAGTGGTGAAGCTGGGAGGAACCGCAAAATTCCTCATAGCTTCCATCTTCTGTTCCCCGCTGGCAATCTGACTCAGAAACGAATTCCACCGCGCCAGCTCTTCATCTGAAGGAGGGCTATAGTCTATAAAATCACCGGTCGTATCAACAACTGGTGGCGGCTTTGCACTTATGCTTGTATCCACCAAGGTAGAACCGTCGTCCGATACAATAGTATCAGGTCTATCGGGGGTACCCTCAAATGTACTTCCACCAGAGTCGCCGCCGATTGTCGAGTACTGTTGCGCTGGCAAGAAACCGTATGGATCGAACCCTCCAAATTCACCTTGATTTAGAATATTATACGTGGAAGCCAGTTCTGTAGGGCGCTCCTGCCAATAACCCGCCAAGTAGGGGTCGGTGTTTTGACCAGAAATGAGCCCTTGAGTGTACAAAAGAGGGTGCAGTTTTCCTGCACCGAACTGGTCTGGGGCCAGCGCCTTATCCCCCTGGCTATAGAACCCTTTTGTAGATCCCCCTCCATAGCCATACCCTGGCTCTTGAAGTTGAGCCATTAAATTAGTAGGGTCTACACCTCCCCCTCTGCCGGTGATGGGGTTGCGAAACAAGTTGACAAAAGATCCTTTAGGAATCGTAAATTGTGGCATTATACTGACCCCTTATCCTACCCCTGCCTTGCGTTTTCGGATATGCCCGATGTCGAGGTAGACTGGATGGGTTCTACGGATAGTGAAGGAGGCGTCCAAATCGTTATTACTGAACTTCAGCGAGCTATGAGGATCGTACCCGCTTAAATCCGTGTCCGCCGACAACATGCGTATCGTGCCCAGTTCTTCTTCGTCTAACTTACTTGAGCCAAGAGTGAACCCCCCACCATCCGTGGAAAAAGTCTTTACAGTGCCATCAACCCCAGAGGACTCCTGCTCCACGCTAACGGTAAACTTCCCGGTGGCATCGTAATAGGTGCGGGCATAGAGCCAGCGCACCATGTTAGCCGAGCCTTCCGGTGCCGGGGAACCAGTCTTGAAACTGGCCCTTATGGCGGTCCCACCACTGGTGTTGTCATCATCGTTATACGTATCCGCCGGCTGATGATCCTGCACCGTCCCGCCAATATTACCAGAAGAATCGTGGGTGCCGGCGTGAGGGCTACCGGCGATCAATCCGGCACAATTACGGGTGAACAAAGAGCCACCCTCATAAGGCCCGAAGAAGGCCTCATGGGTTCCGGACCAGATTATAATATGGTTCATCTCCGTCTGCCCGGTTCCATATGGGAGCCAGAACCAAGTCTGGTCCCTCAGGGGATAGTAGAGCGCAAAACTATGGCGCATTCGGTCTGCGGTGCCGGTGACGGTATTGAGATTGGGCCAGTAATCGCCGTCAAGAGCATTAGAAATCCTCTCTACTACATCACCACCGTCCCAGGAATAGATCCCGTCCCGACGAATGAACTGCTGGACCCCCCCAGGCAGAACTGCCACGCCACGCTTGGAGACACACCCTATGTTGGTAGACTGCTCTTGCTGGAAAGGAACCTTAGTGTTCCCCGTAGGGGTGACAGTATGGATACCGCTCTCAGTATGCACCGCCAGCGATTCCTTCATCGGTACCAAGGCAATGACAGGAGTGCCTAATTGTAGATAAGCAGTGGCCCCGATAGTGGTAATAGCACCGATCTCACTATACCATAGCCTGTCGTAGTCGGTACCAGTATTGCCCCACCAAGCACGGCCATTATAGAACGCCACGGTGTCGGCTCTGGTAAAGCGGGAATCAACATCAGCAACCGCAAAGACCCCGGTGCCGGGCTTAGACAGCGGTGGGTTGTAGCCATTAGTCAACAGCAACACCCCATTACCCTCGTCCACAGCGCCTACAAAGGTATAATCATCATTAGCGGTAATGGTCGAACTGTCGGTTTGATCAACCCAAGCAGACCCACTATGACGATAGGCTACAGCCCCGGCTATCATCACCACCTCAGTCGTAGTAGGCGGGATAGTAAACTCACCGCAAAAGGTCACCGTGGGATTGCCACTTTTAGGGTCCTCATCCTTATAGGAGGCGGTGCCTAGACGCTTCTTTAGTTCCCCTGAGGTGCCCAGCTCCATATTAGACATGGAGGAGATACCGGCTTCCTCGATATCTTCAGCCGATCGATTATAGGAGACACCCTCCATCCAAGGGCCCAGCTGAGAAGAGATTCTCTCCTGAGGCATATCAACCGGCAGCCGTCAAGCCGCCCTCCTGAGGCCAGAAGGGCGACACCGGACCTCCACGGCCCCGATGCCATTCCCGATTGCCCTGCACGTTGAGATTGATATCCAGCGCCGACTTGATCCCGGTCTCATACTCAGCCCGATCTGTCAAGGCCCCTTCGTAATCGCCCTTCTCTTGCTTGTATAGTTCAGTAGCACCGAAGATCAGCGCCGGCTGCAGCCATTCCGGAATCCATCGGTCGAGTTCTGTAGAGTCGTCCGAAGATGTCCAGTCAGGGATGTAGGCCAGGTAGCGATAGCGGATCACATCGTCACTGGTGGAGGGGATGGGGTATAGCCTGACGACTATCCGCCCCGTAGTGGCATCCACTCCTTCGATGGTAACGACATCAACGTCCCCGGTCTCGCCACGATCCGGGTCGGCTAGGTCAAGGACATCCCAGCCAACAATACCCAGCGGCTGGTTGTTAGACTGATCGGTAAAGGAGTGAGGGGTCAGTACGTCGGTAGCCAACTGGTAGGTCTGAGTGTCAGCAGTGGTATTGAACGTGGTAGCCTTATGCAGCCAGTTCCATTTAGCCCGAGTCCCGATGCGCTTGGCGATGATGTTGAGATAGTCGCGGGATCGGTCCTTGAAAGAGACGTTAGTCTCTAGGAGACCGACGCGGTTGGCAGTGATCTTAATAGCAGTCGTCAGGGTCATCCTAATGTTGCGCCATTCAAGTTCACCCAGGCGCCTCCCTCGTAGCCCTGCAATTTAGAAGCAGTAGTGTTGTAGACCAGCATACCGTTCACCGCCGTTAAGGCGTTCCTCTGAGTTGTGGTAAGCTGGGGCAACTGCATGAAGCCGGTGGTGGAGGCCAACTTGAGGCTCTCGGCCTCCACATGATTAAAGAGGCCCAGTGCGCCAAAGGTGACCGCCTTTTTCTGGATCTTGCCCATGAGTCCCTACATCTGAGCCAGGTCAGCCATCTCCTCAGCATCACGAGCAGTAGTCGTTCGGCTAGCGCCGCTGCCACTCTGGTTATGGCGCCAGCGCTCCAGAACCAGCTCCTTGGTCCCAGACTGCTCTACAGCCTCAGACACCTTGGGCTCCCAAGGCGTTCCATCCGGGTTAGCAGGATGAATGATCTCTCCGGCACTCATGGAAACGCGCTGGGATTCCGCGTTGCTGCCACGAGACTTGGCCTTAGTAACAACCCCACCAAGGTCCAGCGCTCGCAACATCTTGCTCTTCTGATCCGGAGTGGCTCGTGATAGAAGCTCGAGGTATCCGTCCATTGCCTGCGCAGAATCCTCAGCAACAGCCTCAGGAACGGCTTCGGGAGCAGCCTCGGGAACTGCCTCGACCTCCTGCACCACTGAGGTTGCCATGAAAGTTGCTTCCTGTAATGCAGCCTTCTTTGTTACGTCTTCAGCCATGATATCCTTTCAAATGAATATTTCGGGGTGAGGCGAACCCCACCCCGAAAACAAAACTACTCCAGATTAAGCATGACCCCGCCATACTTGCTGGCAGCAGCGGCCGTAACGCAATAGCCGATCACATTCTCTGCCAATGCGTCTTGGTCCTGAACAGTCCCTGCTGTAGAATCCGACAGCGTAACAGGGGTGCCTTTTGTAATAGCAGCAGCAGCGTCGGCAAGAACAAATGCCACGCCCTTAGTCTGCAACCAGAAATAATACCCGCTGGTTATTCCAATCGGGGTGATCCCGACAGCCCGGTCATATGTGCCCCCAGGAACGGTGGCTGTTATAACCGAAGCATACGGATTCGGAGTGATCAAATAATCGTCTGTTGCGGCAATGGCCGTTTTAAGCGGGTCATACAAAGTAAATATGACCGTATTAGCCGTCCCATCCACGGTTGCAGACGCTGTATTGGACTTGATACGATACTGTTCGCCATTGGTAATATTCCCAAAATAGGCACCAGCATACTCATCCAAAGAATCGCCCGACCTGGCCGACACCTTAAACGTCGTAGCGCCAGCAGCCGCCGCGACAAACGTATCATTCGTATCCGCATCATACTTGTAAACATCGTCGGTGCTGGCAACAAGACCGGTAGAAATCGCAGCCGAAGCCTTGGCATACCGGAAGACACGCCCGTCAGGAATCTCCAGTTTCGCGCCCATTGGCGCTTTCTGTGTTGAAGATTCCTCCATGATACCTTGGCCTTTGGCCCGAGGTAGCGCACGATCACCCAGCGCATTCTGTTGTCCTCCACCAACATGCTGATCAGCCATCTTATATCTTCCTTTCCCCTATGGTCAGGGTATGAACCCCCATTGACTTGGGGGCAAGGGTTTACGCCAGCCAGTAATCCGCTTAATCAATATTGTAGAGTAAGCCCTGACGACGGCGGTTATTGGTCACGAGCTGCATGCCCGAGACCACGAAGGCCACTTTGGCCAACTGATTGGACGGCTCTTTGAACGGGGTCTTGGCGAAGTTTTTCCCCGCCTGGACCTTGAGCTTCAGATACTTCGTGTTAAGGAAGTACATGCTGTCACTGACGCAATCCCTGTCAGGGACCACCGGGGCACCGCGGAACGTAATAGCACCCTGAGCGCCGACACCGTAAGAGCCCGAAGACTTCTCAGCGGTTCGGAGATGGCCCGTGCCCTCAAAAATCGCTTCGTAATTCCCGTAGACGGTAAACGAAGTGATGATGAGGTTGGGAACGTCGTTGCCTTCCGAGCAGTTATTCCAGACAGTGCCCATGTCAAGAACGCCGTCATAAAAATTAGTGCCCGAGAGCGTCCGGAAGGTGGTGCCAGTAAAATCGGTGCGCTTATTGTCCCACCAGGAGTTGGAAGCCACGGCGATACCACCGAGAGTGGTTGCCGTACCTTCCGCAACGATGTCTTGCAGGCCCAACATGGACTTGCCAGACTGCGCCCCGTGGACAGCCGCGTTGATCGTATCAAGCGACTTGGTCATCGCCTGAGAGGTCTTAGCGGTGAGGAGCTTCTCTGCCGAGTCGGACTTACGGGACTCGACTTCCTCCGTCATCGAAATGACGATAGGAGTGGCGTTGTAACGGAACTGATAGAATGCGGCGGTAATGCCATCCGTGGCATTGGTGGACAGGACATCGTAACCGTCGAACCATTCCGACGTGCCCAGTCCATACATCAGGTCTTCCTGGATTTCCTTACCGCCGGTCTCCACCTCCATCACGCCAGAACGTCGCAGGCGACCTATCGTCGGATACTGATCCGAGATATTGTCGGTCAGCCGCTTGCGCTTGGAGCGCATGGTGAGCGTCCAGGCAGCATCCCAGGTTTCGCTCGATGTGGCTGCAGGCATTGTTAAACCTTTTTAAGATAAGGCTCACTCAAAACCTAAACTCTTCAGGCCCTGAGAAAGCTCAGTTGAATTAAGCTCTCCTATGCCCGAATCGGCGGCAGCCGTTGAAGTGCCGGTAGTGCTGCGTGCGCTGGCGGTGCGAGTACCGAGATCTGAGAGGGCCAGGTTGTTACTTGCTACCTGCGCCCTTCCGGTGACCAGTTCATAGGCTTCGGTCGGAGTATAACGCTGGGTGGTAGCCGGGTTGACTACCGCTGTCAGCGCATTGACCTGGTCCTTGTACTGATCAATGTCCGGATATTGCTGGCGAGCCTCAGCAGCCGTTTGATTGGCTCCTGCAGCCGCTTGCCGCAACAGCGCAACAGTCAGGGTCTGTATCGCTTTTTGCTGACTGTCGAACTGCGCCCTCAGATCCTCAACCGCTTTACCGTGCTTGAGCTGAACCACCTGATCGACGATGTCCAGTCCCCTGGCTTCATCTTCGGTCAGTGTGGAACGAATCCCGGCAAAGGGGTCGTCCTCGTCCGCGCTGGTGCTATTAGCAGCAACAGCGCGATTCATCAACGCCTGCTCACGAGCAGTTACTTGCTGCTCACGAGCCTGTACGCTCCGTGCCACTTCCGCGTCTGCCTGCCGCTTCCGGGTGTAATCACCCTTCAGTTCCCGAACTATTGGCTGAGCCTCGGGGGGCAATTTATCGATCTCAGTGGTTTCAAGATCGACGTTTGGTGCGGGTACTCCAGACTCGGTCGTTCTGGGAGCGGGCGAGGAATCCGTCAGCGCAGGTAGTTCCGGAGACGAAAGGTCTTCGTCCAGGTCGCCACCCAGATCAAAGGATTCGTCCGCGGAGTCTGCGGAGGTCGTTCCTGTCCCCGAATCAGAATCCGAGGGAATTGCTTCTGACATCTAATCTACTCCTTTGTGTCCGGATTGTCCACCCAGACAGTATCGTCGGGCTCTCGGGAGGGGGGTTCTGGCACTCGGTACATCCGAGATCCTCCCACCAAGTCATGGGCTTCCATGACATTCTGCTCCTTGAGCAGTTGCTGCTTGTGTTCGTATGATTCCACCACACACCCCAGCGCCGGCTCGAACTTGCCGTACATCTCAGTCCCGACATTGAAGTCCGGCTGCCCCTTCTGATGGGTCCATTGAGCTCGACGGCGGCATGAAGAACATGCGGTGGTCTGAGGAATCCGACCGGAGAAGACCCCGGTGGTTAAATGACCTGCGGAACACTTGAAGTTCCAAGTCTTAAGCATAATTAATTCTGCTGACGGTTCAGGTTATGGGGCTGAGAAATTCGCTGCCCCTTGCTGCGAACAGCGGACTGGATTTCCTTGGCACCGGAAACTGCACTTTCAGGCGCACCAGCGGCCTGATCGCTAATATTCTTGATCCGGGCCGGACCTGCTCCCCCGCCCCCTCCACCACCCCCTGGCCCTTGAATGATCTGCTGAAAGGCCTCCTGATGATCGGACAGGTGCTGCTGAACCAACTGCACTATCTGAACCAGTTGCTGTAGCTGCTGTGCCTGCTCCGGCTGTATGGCGGGGCCCAGTTGCTGTAACTGCTGAATGTTCTGCAAGAGCGGAGAGTCCTGACCCTCGAGAAGAACCTTATGGACAGGCATGTGGGCGCGATGGTTCTCGATGGGCACCACATCCACCTTCTGCCCGGTCATCATCAGCCGGTTCTCGTAATCAGCCGCCCTCTGAGCATCGATGGTAGCGGACTGCCCGATGAACTTCTCCATATTCGGCACCCGGAAGGCTCGCAGGAGATGCTTGATCGCCTCAGGCCTCGGGATCTCCGGCAGGCGGATGAGGAACTGGAACAGGGCCAGGGCATCCTCCCGCTCTAGCTCCTCGAAGAGCGGCTTCATACTACCAGCCTCGACGGTGATCTTCCAGCGGGCCTTGAACATATCGGTGCGAACCGCCTCGAAGATGGGCTCGTCTTCTGTCTCGGCGGTATTGACCAGGAAATTGATCGGTGTATAGCGCCTGTCAGCAAGAATCCGCATGAAGTTATGAGCGGTGGCCTTGTAGACCTCAGCCACCTTGTCCTGCATCCATTCCCGGTTCAACTGCCCGAAGGAGGCTATCAGACTGGCCTCAGTAGCGGTCCTCGCAGGACCGCCTCCCAGAGCCAGCTGGCTTACCTGAAGCACCTGCTCCTCGTATTGACGGGCGTCTGACTCCAGGCCCAGCTGGTCCTGCTGGACGTTGTTGGTGGGCATCTCCGCAAAGGAGTTATTCACATCGCTGACCCAGGCGATGGTATCTTCGTCGCCCCGAGCGATCTGATCCCCGATGTTCGGATTCTCAGCCATCTCGTTCTTCTGGCCCAGAATCTTGCGGGTGTTCTGCTTCAGCAGGGACCTCCGCCTTGATACCGACTCCACGATGAGCTTCTGCGTATCCTCGGCATACGCCATCATGGGCTTGCCGTAGAAGGTCTCATGCGAGAGGTCGAACCACAGGTCTTTATAGGGAAACCCTCCCTGCACCAGATACCCGCCTGAAGGCGTGAAGCGGCCGGTCAGCTTCTCTTCCCCGGTGATGGGGTCCCGAGAAATCTCCGACTGCCCGGAGAGAAAGGGATGGTCGATATACTCCCCAGGCTGCTGAACGCCCTCCCCGAAGGTGAGCCGCTTCTGATGGATGCGGTCGTGGAACTCCCGCAGGATGACAAACTTGCCGTCGGTCTTGGACTCCTCCACCGCCTCACTCTCGTCCTCCATATCGCTCTCCAGCATGTCGGCCAACATGCCGTCCTCGTCATTCTCCTTGGAGAGAGGCTTGATCTCGTTCCTGAACTTCTTAGTAAAGCGCTCGTCCTGCTGAACGAACTCATACGGCACCAGCATCTTCTCCCACACATATCGGGCGTGAGAGAGCTTGTGAGGGGGCGTCAGAGGGTCTGGGAACATATTGAAGGGTGAAACCCGCATACAGAAGACATTGCCGTTAGCCATGTCGTCGTTGGATATATAGGGCGGCACCACATCCTGATCGCCGGGAGGGTTGACGCCGTACTTGACCCAGCCGATGTAGCAATAAAGGGCATCGAAGATCTGCTGCTGGACTTCCGCCTTGGCCCCGGTTATCTCAAGGAGCGCATTGCATATGCGCTCGAGGATCTCCGCCTGGAAGGACATGGTCTGATTTTCCACTCGCATGAAGATGCGAGGGTAGTTGAAGGCGATAGACGTAATGATCTGCCGGGTCAGGGGCAGGAAGCGGGAGATCTTCACCACCTTATCGGCGGGCAGCTTGGAAACCTTCAGGTCGAGATTGTATTGCTTGATGAGCCGCCGCCACTCCTCGTGCTTGGGCTTCATCCACTTCTCGCAGGTGTCGAAGGTCTTGTGGTAGAAGTCCAGCTGCTTATCCGACAGTTCCTCGAACCGCGGTCTCTGGGCTATTTCAGTCATGCATATACCTGTTCCTCTTCAGCCCGATCCAGCTCCTCCAGCACGTTGCCGCCGAAAAACGGGTCCCTGTTAGCGGCCGGAGCAGGTCGAGCAGGTCGATAGGCATGCATACAGGCGTATCGAAGACGATCTCCGGCATGATCGTCAGATCGAGTATCCACATCCTCGGGATTGTTCTTGTCCCGCGGCAGATTGGGCAGGGTCTCAAGCGTATTCCGGTTCCATTCACCGGAAAAGACGAAAAACTTCTTCCGCTCCAGTAAATCGTTGAGAACGCGCCAGCCGGTGATGCGGTCATTGTTCCCCTTGGACAGATAGAGGCCGTTTTCGGCAAATACGTCCGCCGGGGAGTGATTGACCACTTCGGTGAGCCGCCGCTTGGCCCACATGGAGGGATCTGCCCAGATCGAACCTGGTTTCCTACCGCCACCGGACTTGAGCTGCGTAAAAGGACAGGATTCGATCATTTTGTTGATTTCGTAGGCATGAGAAGAGGCGGCAGCCCCGCCGCGATGGTATTCGCTGATCTGGTAGAGGTTGTTGTCGTAGTCGATGGTGTGAAGGGCGAAATTGCTGGGAGCCGCCTCCCCGTAATCCAATGCTCCGAAGAGCGGCCAGCCTTCAGGGATCTCAAACGGAGGGATGGCGACCTCATGCGTCCTCCAGTTGCTGAAAAAGCTCCCTACCGCCACCTCCCAGTCTCCCTCGAGCCATGCACGGACTAATTCCGGGTCCCCGACGCTCTTCAAGCGCTCGATATAGCCCGGATCGCGGTCCAGAAGGATCTTGTTGTCGGTGATATTGCCCTTGATGAACATTCGATCCATGGCCGAAGCCCCGTCTCGGATCATCTGCCCACCGGCAGGAAAGGGATCGATGAAATAGCTTTTCACCGCCTGATGCCCCACACCACCCGGATTCCCCGAGGCCCGAATCCGCATGTTCTTCACCCCTACAGAAGAGCGCAGACAGGCCTTGAGCTTGTGGTAGGCCTTCAAATCCGGCCAGTTGGTCAATTCATCGAACGCAATATGAGTATACTCGTGCCCCTGGTAATGCTCGGCGTCCGCCTCGGTCTCCATATGGCGAAGACGCAGGGTAACCGTGCCTTCAGGGTGGGGAATCCTAAACTCATGCACTCCGACCTTATACTCAGTACCGGGGAAGGCCTTGAAGAGAATCTTCCGGCCTTCCTCCACCACCTCGTCGAGTTCCGGGTAGGTCTTCCTGAAGATTATCCCTCTCCAGGCAGGACCATACTCAGCCACATCGGCGGCAAAATCCCCGATCAGCAGGGAGGTCTTGCCCGGACCCCGAGAACCACCCACAAACAACTCTGGGATGAACGGAGCCCGAATGGTCATCTCCTGCATCCCCGGCTGGGGCTGCCAGGGCTGGGGCTTTGCTATCATCGATGCTCTATGATCTGAGCCAGATTCGACTCAATTACCTGGTAGTTGCCCTCGGCCACCCAGTAGATAATACCCCCACCGGACTCTACAGACGGCGACGACGCTCCCAACCGATCGAGAGCCTCCTGTGCCGCGTCCCTGACGCTAAAGGCCGGAGGAGGCGGGGGAAGAGGAGCAGTAATCTCCTGCGCCGCCTCCTTGACCACAGTGGGCACCGTCTTCTTCGGAGCCTTCTTCTTTGGTGCTTTGGACTTTGCCATGAGATTCACCTCGTAATGGGCTAATAGGAGAAGAGGCCCTACGGGGCCTCTTCAACAGCTACCATCTGCGCGTTCTGAGCCTGCCACTCCTCGTAAGTCTCCGCCCGAGGAGGCAGCCTGAGGCCCACCTCGCCTGTATGAGTTACCTCTACCACCTGCTTATCGTCCCCAACCTCCTGACGGATGGCGGTGAGAACCTTGATTTTCAACTGCACCTGCTTCTTATCCAAATCTTGAAATAGCTCTGAAAGGCAGAGAACCCGCTCCTTCCGATCCGCCAGCGGCACGTCGTCGAAATTACGACGCCAGAGATCCATCTGCCGCTTGAACTCCGCCTGAAATTCCGGGGTTCGCCGCCAGCGGTTCACCGTAGCTCGAGTAACGCCCAGCGTCTCAGCAATCAACGCCCCGGTATCCTTCTTCCCGTTCCGCTCCGTCAGGAGCAGGGCTATGGCCTTGTTCTGGTCGTGCCTGAGCGGTGAGTTCGTAGTGTCCACAAACTCCATCAAGCGGTCCGTGTCAACATTTACTCGTGGCAATAGAACCTTCCTGTTGGATACCCCACCCGGCATACACCGAGACCGGAGAAGGGCGCTTCTATCCCGGCTTTAGCGAATAAAAAAAGAGGGTCCCCTGACCTCTCCCCAATAGGCCAGCAAGACCCTCGTTTCCCCTATTGCGTTCAGGCCCCCTACACTCCCCTTAGGTAAGGAGCCCAAGTCCAAGTAACAACGATCCCCCCCAAAAGTCAAGCCAGCCACATAGCGGGACAAGGAATCCAGGCGCTGAAATTCCTTGTCCCGCTACCCCGATAGTAGCGGCGCGTCGCGAAAACGTCGCGGGAACGTTCTGACGTTCCGGTAATACTATAGGCGTCGGAACAACGTTGCTATGTAAAATGGCCCCCTCCCCGAAGGGGGGGCCATTTTACAACCCTCTACCGGTCCCTACCGGTAGGGAAATTCCACAGACCGGTAGCGGTAGGACAAGAAAACCCGAAGATGCCGAAGATGCCCTGTCCTGTGAGAGGGGCATCTTCAGGGAGGGAGGGGCATCTTCGCAATCCCGCTAGAATAATTCTAGCGGACCCCGAGAACTCCAGAATTCTAAAATTCTGAGAGAACCTCAGCCCCATACCCCCCTCAGGGCCGGGGTAACGCCTAGGGATAGGCCAGGAGACTCCAGGGGGTTAGTCCTCAGGGGACTCCAGGGGGATTGTACAAGGGGATTCCAGAGGGGTTTGGATATGGGAGGTGTATACATGAACCTGTACGGGATGACCCACCCCCGGGTTCACCTAGTGCCAGCTCCTGCCTGCCTGCCTGCCTGCCTGGCGCCGCACCCGCACCCGCACCCGCACC